CAGAGGTTATTTCTAAGCAGACCTACATCAACGAAGCGAAACGCAGAAACATATTATCGGAAGAGGTTAGCTTTGACGATGAGCAAGATTATATGATGCAAGAGCCTATGGATGAACCTGATAATGTAGAAGCGCAAGATGGCGATAACGGATGATATTCTTGACGATACTTTACGTCATGCACATTACTTAGAAAGATATAAATCAGGTGTAGTAAAAAAGATTGTTTCTTTGCTTAATAAAGGCAACGATAAATATTACGCTCAGATCTATCGCTCTAAAATAGAAAACCTCAATCGCAGAGATGTCGATAAACTATTTGTCAGACTAAAGAAGTCTATCAAAGCAGGATACAAACCAGTTATAGCTTTGTTGGACGCTGAGATAAAAGACTTAGGTCAGGCCGAAAGCAAATGGCAAAAGAAGATTATCGATGGCTTAGTTCCCATTGAGTTAGATTGGGAAGCACCAAGCGAAGAGCAGATCTATGCATCGGTTAGGGCTAGACCATTCGAAGGTCTATTATTAAGGGATTGGTATCAAGGTCTGGAAGATGGAGCGTTTAGGCGTATCAAGCAAAATATTATGCAGGGCTATGTCGAAGGGCAAACGACAGATCAGATCGTTAGGAATATCAGAGATGTATCTGAAGGTAGAACTCGAAGGGCAGCAGAAACGGCTGTCCGAACGGCTTTAGCTCATACATCAAACATCGCTAGAAATGAAAGCTATAGAAGAAACAGGCGTGTAATTAAGGCGATTGAATGGGTAGCAACCTTAGACAATAGAACCACAGCCATTTGTCGAGCAAGAGATGGAAAGGTTTATCCATATAACAAAGGGCCGCGACCTCCTGCTCATGCAGGGTGCAGATCGACAACTATTCCAGTGCTTAAATCACTTAGGCAACTAGGAATTAAGGCTGATGAAGTTCCTAATAAATCTACTAGGGCATCTATGAACGGTCAAGTTTCAGACGAGCTAAACTATGATGGATGGCTTCGTAAGCAACCAGTAGAGTTCCAAGATGATGTTTTGGGAGTACAAAAGGGTCGGTTGTTTCGTAAGGGTTTAACTATGGAACGGTTTGTTGATAAGGGAGGTCGAGAGTTTACTCTCAAGGAGTTAGAGACACGAGAAGCTCAAATCTGGGCTAAAGTGTATGGCAAATAGATTATTAAGATGCGTACCAATCTTAGTAATTTAGACAGGAACTAACCTGTTAAGCGAAACGGTACAGCGCAAAGGAAACCATATCATGGCAGAAGAAGCACAAGTAATAGAAGAAACACAAGTCGAAACGGAAACTGTAGACAATCGAGATGAGCTAATAGCTGATCTCAATAAGCAGCTAAAAGAAACTAATCAGAAGCTAGTCGATTCAAACGAGGAGGCTATGCGTAGACGTAAGACAAATGAGCGTCTGAAGTTAGAGGTCGAGACTTTACAAAATAAACCAGTTGAACAGGCCGATAATAGTAATGAGGCAATAATAGCGCAGATCAAATCGCAGTACGAAGAGAAGCTCCAAGCAGAGCAATCTATTCGTCAGGATCTCGTAAAAAGAAATGCTATGAACGAGTTAAAATCAGAGTTAGCAGGAGAAAATATTATATCTGAGGGATTAGAACCGTTATCTCTATTAGCAAAAGAAAGAATTGGGTTTGACGAGAATGGAAATATTCGTATAATGTCGTCAGATAAGTCTAAACCCCTCGCAGGATCGGGTGGCGATGGTTACGCAACTATTGCGGATCTAGCTAAAGAACTTGCAGCGTCAGGAACAGGTCAGCATTTTATTAAAGATGGTGGTGTTTCAGGAGGTGGTAAGCCTCCAGCGAGTTCAGGCAACAAGTCTGGCGTTAAATCGGTGACGCGCTCACAATTCAATACAATGGGTCAAAGAGAACGTTCACTATTCTTCAAAGATGGCGGCAAGGTCGTTAATGGCTAACCGTTAAACAGAAAGGAAAATGTTATGGCAAACGTCTTAACAGATCTGGCGGCAGACATTTATAGAGCTGCTGACATTGTAGGCCGAGAACTAACTGGCTTTATCCCTGCTTCAACAGTGAACGCAGGATCAGAAGAGGCTGCTGTTGGGCAGAACGTGCGTTCATTCGCTACTCCTGCTGCTACAGCGGTAACAATCGCACCAAGTATGACTATTCCAGAGGGAACAGATCAAACACTAACTAACAAAACGCTGACAATATCTAATCAGCGCGGTGTTCAGATTCCATACACTGGAGAAGATGTACGCTTCTTAGATGGTGGCGCAGGATACGAAACAGTATATGGCGCACAAATCCAACAAGCTATGCGAACACTTGTGAACGAAATGGAAGCTGATTTAGCTGAAGAAGCATATAAGAACGCTTCTCGTGCAGTTGGAACAGCAGGAACAACTCCATTTGGTTCAAACTTCAACACAGTCGCATCGGCTCGTCAAATCTTGGCTGACAACGGAATGCCAACAAATGACGGACTAATGAGCTTGGTTGTAAACACAAGTGCAGGAGTTAATCTTCGTAACTTAGCAACACTTACTCAAGTAAACACAGCAGGAAGTGACGACACTCTTCGCAGAGGTGAGCTACTCAACTTGCAAGGTGTTTCACTGAAAGAAAGTAGCCAAGTGCAGAGCCACACCAAAGGCACAGGTACATCTTACCTTGTCAACAATGCAGCAGCAGCTATTGGTGATACTACAATCCCTGCTGATGGTGGTTCAGGTACAATCGTTGCAGGAGATGTGATTACAATCGCAGGCGATACAAACGCTTATGTTGTAAATAGCGCTCTTGCAGGCGGTAACTTGTCTGTAGGTGATACTGGTCTAAGAGTGGCAGTTGCGGATAACGCAGCGATCACAGTGGGCAATAACTACACTGCAAATATCATGATGCACCAAGCAGGAATGGAAATTGCAATGAGAGCGCCTGCTAAACCAACAGGTGGCGATGCTGCTGAGGACATCATGGTCGTTCAAGATCCACTAACTGGAATGGTCTTTGAGGTTGCTGTTTATAAAGGCTTCAACAAAGCAATGATCCAAGTTGGTGCTGTCTGGGGCGTCAAAGCATGGAACTCAGACGCAATCGCGGTTCTTATGGGCTAATAGATTAGGGGCGAAAGCCCCTTTTCTTACTCACTTTCGAGGAGATTGATATGCCAAAAGGAATGGGTACTTACGGAACTAAGAAGGGCCGTCCACCAAAGAAAAAGGGTGGTAAAAAAAAGGGTGGTAAGAAAAAGTAATGGCAATAGGCGTTAAACATTACTTGCGAAATGGAACTGTCTTTAAGGGTAATTCTCACAGAATGCCAAACGGTCAGATCCATTCTGGAAAGACGCATGGTAGAACAAGCAAACGCTTATATCACTTTTCACAGTTAAGTATGACAGCCAAGAAGAAGGCTAGAAAGAGATAACAGTGCCTAAAAGACGTAAATCAACCGTTAACGCAGCAGGAAACTATACAAAGCCCAAAATGCGTAAACAGTTATTTTACTCTATTAAACGTGGATCAAAAGGCGGTCGCGCAGGGCAGTGGAGTGGTCGAAAGGCTCAAATGTTAGCTAGACGATATAAAGCAGCAGGAGGAGGGTACAGATAGATGGCTCTCAAGAAGTCGCAAATATCGCTTAGAAAATGGACAGGTGAGAAGTGGGATTATACAGGCAAGAAGAAAAAGAGTCGTTACTTACCAAAGGCTGTAAGGGATAGCTTAACCCCTGCACAAAAGGCAGCAGGATCACGAGCAAAGAATAAGGCCACTAAATCAGGTAAACAATCGGCTAAATATACTAAAACAGAACGCAGAGCATTAAGGCGACTAAGATGAGCAAGCGAGATCCGAGGATAAAAAGGTTGGGTGTCGCAGGATATAACAAGCCAAAGAAAACGCCAAGTCACCCGACTAAAAGTCATGTTGTATTAGCTAAAGTCGGTGATAGGGTTAAAACAGTTAGATTTGGTCAGCAGGGTGTTAAGGGCGCAGGAAAAAACCCTCGAACTGCTGAACAGAAAGCTAGGAGAAATTCTTTCTTAGCTAGACATAGAAAGAACATCCAGAAAGGTCGAATGAGTGCGGCTTTTTGGGCTGCAAAGGTTAAATGGTGATAAAATGAATCTTATTAAGATAAAGCATAAAGGCTCAAAAGATGGATGGGCGCTAGTCAATGAGGCAGATTTCGACAGCAAGAAACACGAGCGTTTTGAGGGCGAACCAAAACGAGCAAGGAATGATAAAGGTCAACTCATAGCAGATGATCCAAAGACTGAAGCAAACGAAGCGTGGGAAGGCGGCAAAGCTCCTAAAAAGGCTGCTAAAAAGAAAGCGTCTACTAAGAAGGGATAAGTCATGGCGATAGTTACAACAGTAGGCGGCACAACAACAAACAGCTATATCACTGTGGCTGAATACGAGGCTTTCTGGACAGAGAGAAACGTAAATATCTCTGGTAATACAGCCGCAAAAGAATCTGAACTGGTCAAGGCGGCTGATTATATAAACAGAAGTTACACTTTTGTTGGTGAGCAACAATATCGCTATCAGGCGATGGTTTGGCCTCGTTTAACAGGTATTTATCTTGTTAAAGATTTCCCTATCGATCCCGATGTTATTCCACAGGATATAAAAGATGCTCAAGCAGAGTTAGCTTATATTATTCATCAGGGAACAAACGTATTTGCTACGGTTGAGGGTGGTGCAAAGGTTCGAGAGAAGAACAAAGCAGGGCCAGTAGAAACAGAAGTCGAGTTTACCAACTTTAGAGAAACGCCTCGATTTGTGGCGATTGAAGGATTGCTTTCGCCATATACTATTTACGGTGGCGCTCAACTTAAAATGGTGCGCGGATGAGTACAACAGTCACAGCAATCGCAGATGCAGCCTTCGATGCAGTTAATGTAGCGGTTACGGATGTTATCTTTGACGCTGAGATAGAATATGAAACGCAAGGAACTTATGATCCTGCAACAGGTACTTATTCAGTAACAACAACAACTCTCACAGGCAGAGCTTTATTTGATACCGATACTCCTGCCAGAGATATATTTCCTGATGCTATTATTGGCTCTAATCGTCAGCTAGTTTTGTTGGAGGGTTTTAGCGAGGTTATCAAGGAAGGATACAAGCTAACTATTTCATCGATTGATTATGAAATAAAAGCAGCGCAGAAG